ATCCCCACGAGATCATAGCCGCCAGAAACCGAGGGTTCCAAATGTTAGATTCGATCCACTAGAGATTTCGACATTTGGTCGGGGGCATGCAAAAATGGGAGCCAAATGTCGAAATCGAACCACTAGCAAAAGTTCGCCCAGTATAGGGGCCATAAATTTGGCCACGCATCAAAGTAATAATTTCATCTTCAACCGACTGGGAGTAAGGATAGTCCCGTTTTTTATCATATTCAGAGCAGCGATTCTCTTTTGCAATGATTAAACCACGCCAATTCCCTGCACTAGCAGTAGATGAATTGAAAAGCATAAGGAACAAAATAAAAACAGAATATGTTATCTTCATAACCAAAGCTATACCATACAGCACCCCGTTTTACAATTTCACGCTTCTCCAAGGCGGTCTTCTTCAACAGCCTTAAATTCCTGATCGGTACCGGATAGCGTTGCCTGTAGTCCCGTCATTTCCTGCCAGCGACGCACAATCACATCCACATATTTCGGATCAAGCTCAATCAATCGCGCCTGCCGGGAGGTCAGTTCTGCAGCAATCAGCGTTGAGCCAGAACCGCCAAATGGATCGAGCACGATATCCAGCGTCTTGCTGGAATTTTTAATCCCGCGTACCACCAGATCAACGGGCTTCATGGTCGGATGCAGATCATTCTTCTGCGGTTTGTTATAAAACCAGACATCACCCTGATCACGCGCACCGCACCAGTAGCGGTCATTACCATCTTTCCACCCATAGAGGATGGGCTCATATTGGCGCTGATAATCAGAACGGCCAAGGGTGAAAGTATTCTTCGCCCAGATGATAAATGTCGACCATTTGCCGCCTGCATTGCGGAAGGCGCTTTGCAGCGTATCCAGCTCGCTGGAACTCATGCAGATGTAAAGAGCGCCCTTGGTATGAGCCAACATACTCTTGCAGGCTGCGGTTAAAAATGCCTCAAAATCGTCACCCAGATTATCATTCATAATCTTAGCAATCGGTTTGGCTCCACCTTTGGAACGCAGCTTGTCTTTGGCCGTATCGCCATAATTCACATTATAGGGTGGATCGGTAAAGACCATATCGGCCAGCTCACCACCCATCAGTTTTTTCATGTCGGCTTCGCTTGTGGAGTCGCCGCAGAGCAAATGGTGCTCACCCATAATCCAGATATCGCCTGTACGGCTGACAGGTTTTTCCTGTACTTCTGGAATGTTTTCATCAAGCTCGGCTGCTTCATCGTCATCCAGCGATGTCAATAAATCATCCAACTCCACATCGTCAAAGCCCAGCAGATCAAGATCGAAATCCTCATCCGCAAGATTTTGTAATTCCAATCGCAATAATTCTTCATCCCATCCGGCATTCTCGGCGATTTTGTTATCGGCAATCACCAAGGCGCGGCGCTGATTTTCTGTAAGGTGATCCAGCTTGATGGTCGGAACAGTTTTTAATCCCAACTTCTTAGCTGCCATCACACGACCATGGCCTGCGATGATGATGTTATCGCCGCCAACCAGAACAGGGTTCACAAATCCAAATTCAGCAATCGAGCCTGCAATCTGTGCGACCTGTGAGTCGCTGTGTGTGCGGGCATTGCGGGCATAGGGAACCAGCTGTTCCAGCTCAATTTGCTGAACATTCAAATCCATCGTTAAACCTTTTTATGTGTTAGTGACGTGCGAACCCGGGTGCGAACTGCGAACCTCTTTTGCCGCCCTGACGCTAGCGAAATACTGCGCCCAGCCCGCCCGCATACGTTCCAGCCGCAGGAAGGACCCGTGGCTTGGTATGTGAGAGGAGCATCGATAAATGAGCGGTGTGAGGAAACAAAAAAGCCGCAATCAGATTGATGGCGGCTCGCTTGAATTCTTGACGGCTGCCTGTGCGTACACTGCTGCCGATTATGGTTCTTGTAGTAGCCAAAAATGTTGCAAGTGTCGAATACTAAAGTGTTGCAACACTTTACTTCTGTCCTGCGTTCAAGCGAGCAGCAATTTTTGCCAGCGCAATATTCCACTTGCGCCATGCTGTGCTGCGATCACAGCCCAGCTCCCAGCAAATTGTTTTCCAGCGTCTGCGTGCGGCGCGATTCCAGATCAAGCGACGCTCTTCAACATCAACCCACGTGATCCAGCGCAGTGTTTGCTCCATGCGTGAGATGGCATCTGGTGTTGCCCGCAAGCGAAGCGGCATGGGTTCACCTGCCGCAATCTCTTCCGGGGTGCGGACAATCTCGGGCCATGCATTGAAATAACCTTGCGCCCGCACAGGCGGTAGCTTTTTCAAAGTTGAAATAGATTCTTCAAATTGACCTGCCACGTCCTTTTCTGTCCAGTTATGCCCCATAAGCGCCTCCGTTGTTATTGATGATTTCGTTTAAAATTGCTGCATACCCGGCAACGTCGAGAATGCTGTCGTGATGCCCGGGGGTGCTGTTCAGTCGCGCCAGCTTCAGATCAATCAAACAAGTGATGACCTGTTCAGCACTCACATCCACGCCCAACGTCAGTGACCAGCGTTTGGCCACATTTTCGAATAGCGGTTGGGGTGATCCGTAGCTTTCACCACGCTCTGCCAGTGTCCGTGTCGCTTGTTCCAAAAGTCGGTTTGCATGTCTCATGACTGGCCTCCGATCATTTGCTCACGGGCAAAATGCAGGAGAGCCAACGCATCAGCTTCGTTATCATCTTCGGGCAGATGGCCGAGGGCTTTGACAGCTGAAATAACAGCCTGCTTGCCAGCATTGCCTTTGCCAGTGATGAACTTCTTGATCGTGCCGACCGGAACGCCTTCGTATGGGATGCTGTGCTCTTCACACCATGCGGTGAGTGAAGCTAGAAAGCCGCCATAAGCATGGGCTGCATCGACACCAAGATGCCTGCGAACTTCTTCGAAATAGACTGCATTGATCTCGCCCGACACATCGCGGGTCTCATTTAGCCAGCGTTCAAAGCGCAGGTAACGCATACCGCCACCCTCAAAACGACGGGGACGAAAATGCGCTGTGCCGCTCATGATGCGTCCATGTTTGTTGGAGAGCGCCCATCCGGTAGCTGTACCCAGATCGAGACTGAGCAAAATGGGTTGATTAGTTTTTTCCATGGAGACCTCCTGTTTGGTTGTTGGGAAAGATGAATGAGCACCCTTGGGAACCCTCGACCGGGGAGAGTTGCCCCCATAGGGGCACTCTCTCCCGTAGGGAGAGGGAGTCTTTTTCCTAAACACTTCCAAACTGGCTAAGCCTTGAAATAAAAGGCTTTCCCGCCAGTTTGGGCAGTTTGGAACGAAACTGGATGACCAAAACTGGAATCTGGCCCGAAACTGCGCTGAAACCGTTGATATGACTGGTGTTTTCCAGTTTTGGCAGATTTGCTGCAGTTTCAGATTCGGCCGAAACTTCTCCAGTTTGGGAGCGTGGCAGACCATTTTTCCCGGGTGGGAAAATTGGTTTTTGCGGGTGTTTTGGGGCTGGTTTTTCATGCCTGATCCTCCTCGTCATAAATCCACACACGAGGGTTCTCGACAGGCAGGACAGCGGCTGTCTGGCGGCATTTGTAATGGGTTGGATAGACCGCTTGCAGCTTGGTAGAGACTTCGCCTGTGTGCGGATCGACCATCTCTTCACCAGTGCCAAGATGCATATCTTCAACGCACAAAAAGCCGTATTTGGTGCGAGAGGGACTGCTCAGGCCGTAATTGTCTGCGTCCTTGAAAAACTTGACGTAGCCCTTGGTGGAAAGCACATCCAAGCGGCCACGAATGGTGTCTTTTCCGCCAAGCCCGGCGCGGTTTTCAAACGCCTGACAAAACTGGTTCATGGTGTAGATACGACCAGCGCGAGATTCCGCGTAGATGATTTCAAGAATGACATCGCGCTTGCGACGGCGCTCCGCATCCAGCTTCTTTCCATAGTCACGATTGACCAGACGATCCGAGCTGTATTCCATCTCTTGCCACGCACCATCGACCTTATCGATCACCTTGGATCGTAGGCGCGGGCCGTTTCGCAGCTCAAAAATAAGCTGGCGATAGGACTGGTTTTCATCCGGCTGGAACATAATCAGCCCAGTGGTGTAATAGCCTCGCAGGCTGCTGGCACCGGAGAGCGCCTGAAACGGGTCTTCCTCAAGCTGATTCTTTTGGATTTTGCGTGTGTGGTGGGCAAGGATGATCCCGGCATCGGGATTAACGGCATCACGCAAAGCATCGAGCCGTTGCTGCAAGAAAAACAGCATGGCGGCGTTGTCGTTTTCACCCGCATCACCTTCACCGCCGTCAAACACATTACGCAGCGGATCAACGACGATAATATCAACCCCAAGATCGGCAAAATGGCTGCGAATGGCCTCACAGGTGGCCGCCACGCCATGCTCATTGAGCAGCATCTTGAATTGCGGTGTGACAACCAGATTTTTGCGAACCAGCGGCAGCAGGTTTTTATCAAACGCCATGTTTTGCAGGCGCTCGCGCAAATAGTGGTAGCCAATCTCTGCCTGCAGATAAAATATCCGCAAAGGGCGTGGTGGTTTCATGCCAAGGAAAGGAACACCCGCCGCCATATGGGCCAGCAGCGAGAGCAGAAAGTCACTCTTGCCGACCTTTGGCGCACCACCGAAAACCATCAGCCCGCCCGGCGTTAATACGCGCGGCAGGATTAAATCTTCCGGCATGGGCGATGTGTCATCCAGAAGATGGCCAACCGTGAAGGAAGGCACAGCGGTGACAGCAGCTTTTTCGGTTTTGATGCACACAGCAATAAAGGCGCGTATGTCCAAGCCCTCAGACACCGCATCGGCTGCGTCCCATTTCTCTGGCTTATCACTTGGTACATCCAAAATGGTGAGCGAAGCGGCAATGCCTTGTGCGCCAAGATATGTACTGACAGCCTCGGCATAAGCGCGGCCAGCTTCATCATGATCGGGCCAGATTAGCAGGTGCTTGCCTTTAAGCGGTGACCAGTCTGTTTTTTCGGGCGGGGCTTTTGCGCCATTCATTGCGGTTGTGGCGGTGATGCCATGGGCCATCAAAGCCTCAGCGGCTTTTTCACCTTCAACTAGAACCACATGCTGATTTTCCTTGAGACCCGGCTGATTAAAGAGCGGTCTTGGTGTGGGGGCGCGGTGTTTTTTCGCCAGCACATCCCATGGCCTGAATTCCTTGCCGTCGGCTGTGTCATAGCGATAGACGCAGGCAATCAGCTTGCCATCGCCATCCAGATAGTCCCATTTGGCCGTGTGTGGGCCAAGCTCATCCTCGGGAATATGTTTTGCAGGTTTGGCTTGAGTAGAAGGTATCGGCGCAGGTGAAGGCGAAGACAACGACAGGCCAAGCCATTCACTGGCTGAGCTGACCACTTGCGGGAATTGATGTTTGGTATCCAGATTGTGACAAGCAGCCCACAGATCAAAGATGTCACCACCTTCGCCCGTGGCAAAATCATGCCACATGCCAGCCTTGCCGCTATTCAGCTCAATCTTGAGGCTGTCACCTTTATTGCCTTGAATATCACCGATCTCATACACGCCACGTTTGATGCGGCCTGCAGGCAGCAAATAAGACAAGACTTGATCCAGACGTCCAATCAGTTGCTGACGGATATCATCCGTAGGAACAGCAGCGTCTTTAAATTCCGGATATTGGCTTGGCGCATCGTTGAAATCGGACCAGCTTGCTGTCATGCAGGCACCTCCCCAACGAGTTGGTCCCAGCAACGGTTGCGGTAGGCACAGAAACGACATTCAAAATGTTCAGGATCAGCGGTATGGCGCGGCAATAACTCACCAGCCTCGGCTGCTTTTAAGATGGTAACCGCACGATCACTGACCTTTTGAGCAAGGCTCGCATCAAAAGGAACAAGCTCAAAATGCAGCTCTGCCGTATCTTTATTAATGGCCGTGAATAGTGCCGGGTTTTTACTGATGCCCGGCACACTGCCTTCCATATAGGCTTGGTAGGTGGCCATCTGCGCGGCATAGACAGGTTTTGATTTGGCAACGCCGCGTTTGACGGTGTCTTTCCATGACTTGGCATTGAGCGATTTGCACTCCCAAAGCATCGGGAATGTGAGGCCCAGCACCTCGGGTGCGCCATTAATAATGCCGTCAACATGACCACGGATGCGGCCATCGGCGACCGAGAACCCGAATTGATAGCCATTTGGCTTTTCAGTGAAGAGCTCAAACCCGGCAAGACGAAGCCAGCGAATGGCCAGATCTTCAAACACATGACCTGCGGCAAATATCCGTAAGGTCTGACCGGAAAAGCCTTCATCTTTGGGCGTATTGGTATATTCGTATTGTAATTTGCGGCTGCAGTTTTCCCCGAGGCGAGAAGCCCCCAGATAATCTCGTTCTGGCTGGGCTTTATGTTCCGCGCACAGTGCCTGATCAATCAATTCAGACACACGCTCGGTAAAACTGGGCCTGTGATTAAAATCAAGCATCTAAAATGGAATCTCCTCCGAGCCTTTGGAAAGCTCATCCATGTAAGCGGTCACAACGACTTCGATCAGCGTCAGGACTTGCTCACGGGTTAAATCTTGGAAGGCTTTGTCAGTGCCAATTTCAGCGACATACTCGCCAAGGGGACGCAGAGCCTTATTCATGCAATCACGTTCAAAATCGGTGGGATCAATCATGCGGCGACCCTCCCGTTTTCAATGACGTGACGGATGGCCGTGTTGTTAAACCGCATGGTCATCAGCGCGGATGCCTTGTAACGGGTCAGGCTGTAATCATTGCGATATTCAGGAGGGAGGTGACGCAGCTGTTTTTCGGTGGCAGGCTGGTGCAACCAGTTTTTGGTTTTGTGAGCAGCTCTCTCGGTTTCAAACAGGTTGATCCAGTCATCGGCTGCGGCGAAGCACACAATACGCTCACCCGCAGCCAAGAGCTTAACCGCGTGGTTTTTGCGGCCACCAACGGCGTACCATTCGCCGTCGCGGTAAAAGACGCCGCCCCAAGCCTCAAATCCAGTCGCAATGAAATACTGATCATCGCCGCGTAAATCGCACCAAAGGAAGCTGGAGCGTTTGAGAATATCAATTTCCGTCATGTGGAAATCGGCGGTCTGTGTGGTGTCAGCCTCGGGCTGGCCTTCCCAAATATAGCCGCACAGTGGACATTCCTTACTGGCCAGCGGCACATCAGCGCCGCATTCCGGACAGTCTTTATAAGGCGCATCGCCTTCAATAAACTGGTCGTCCAGCTGGACTTCCTGTTCTAGCGAGCCATGCATCAGTGTCGATGTGCCGAAGTCCAGAACAACGCAGTCTTTTTTAATGATGCCGGGAAATTCAGCCGGATCGACTGTTCGCAACCCACGCCCGATCATCTGGATCATGGTGGATTTGTAGGAACTTGGTCGCAGTAAAACGATGCAGGATGTTGGCGGGTGGTCCCAGCCTTCAGTCAGTACCGCGACATTCACGATGACTTGCAGATCGCCTTTGCTATAAGCTGCCAAGGTATCAGCGCGATCTGTTTCGCTCATATCACCCCAGATCATGCCTGTGGCAATGCCTGCACTGATAAAGCTGGCCATAACATCCCGCGCATGCTCAACGGTCGAGCAGAACACGACGGTTTGGCGGTCTCCGGCTTTTTCTTTCCATTGCTGAACCACCGCATCATTGATCGGGCGTGTGTTCATGATGTCAGCGACCGCGCCCATATCATAATCAAGGGCGGTTTTGCGGACTTTACTCAGCTCTTCCTGAACACCAACATTCATGACAAAGGTCCGTGGCGGCACAAGGTGACCGGACGCGATCAGCTCTTTGACCGTGATCTGGTCCGACACGTTAGAGAATATCGGGCGCAGACCTTTTTTATCACCACGGTTCGGCGTGGCGGTCATGCCCAGCAGCTTCATGTTTGGATTGATGTT